CGTAGCTCTACTTGTTGGAACAGATGGCAAGGCTTTGATTAGTACCGATGCACAGGACATGTCTGGTACTCTGGATGTTAATACTAAGGCACTTGGCGGAACAGTTCAGTCGGCAACAGACCTAAAGGATTTTGCAGATACTGGATATGATCCTGGAACGAATAAAGTTCAAGGGGTCGTTCTTACAGATGCGTGTACTTCAAATTCGGATATGGTGGGTACTGACAATGCTGCTCTGGCATCTGTAGTTGGAGCTTTAGCTGATGCTGCTGCGGCAGGTGAGGTAACGGCTGCTGATACTCTTATGCAGTATCTCAAGCAGCTCATAAACATCCTTATCGGCACTCCTGGTATCGGAACATTTCCAGTTGAGGCAGCACCTGGTAATGCTGTATCGCTTGCTGAGGTAATTCGTGCAATCCACGCTGACGTCACTGGACTTAACGGCGATGTTATGGTTGGAACTAACGGAGCTAACACTACCGTTCCCGATGCAGCAGGGACGGCGGCTACGCCTGCAAATGTTGCTACGGCATTGACGGATATAAAACTCGATCATTTAGTTGCAGTTGCTGATGCTGATGATGTTGTGGATAATTCTATCATTGCTAAGCTTGCCAATTCGGCGGCAACTGCTGACTGGAGTGCCTACGTCAATACAACTGACTCACTCCAAGCTATAAGGGATCACGCGACAACAATCAAATCGGAAACTGCCCTTATTGTGGCAGATACTAATGAGCTTCAGACCGACAATATCCCTGGCACCTTGTCAACGATGGACGGTAAAATAGATACCATGGATGCCAATGTCGATCAGATAGAGACCGCCGTGATTACTAATGCCGCTGGCACGGATGTTGCCGCCGACATCATAGCGGTGAAGGCGGATACAGCTGCAATACTGAATGACACTGATGTCATAGATGATGGTACGAGTGGTCTTGTCAAGATTGCACAGGACGTGGCCGCCATCCTCGTGGATACGACTGGTATAAATGGGGATGCGATGAGAGGCACGGACTCAGCGAATACTACTGTGCCTGATGCTGCTGGGGTAGCGGCAGGATTACATGCTACGACAGATGGCAAGATAGACGCGGTTCAAACAGATGTCACTTTGATTAAAGTCACCACGGATCTTGTTGAGGGCATGATTATCGAAGATAGTGCTGGAGATCAATTTACGGTGCTCGCATTACAGAATGCCCCAACAGCTGAAATGGATTCAGATGAATTGCATACAGCATTGGACAGCTATTCCAATAAAGCTGATTACAAAGCCACTGGATTTAATACGACTGTTCCAGATGTCGCAGGAACGGCAGCAGGATTACATGTTACGACCGATGGAAAAGTAGATGCCATCCAATCAGATGTTACGGCTATTAAAGTCACCACGGATCTTGTTGAGGGTATGATTATCGAAGATAGTGCTGGAGATCAATTTACAGTTGCTGCATTACAAAATGCACCGAATGCTTCAGGTGGCGATGCAACAGAGGCAAAACAAGATACGATAATTGCTGCGATAGGTTCTCCGGCAAATATTGATGCTGGTGGAGCAACGCTTGCCGACAATTTGAAAAAGATCGCTGATGATAATGCCGGTGCAACATTTGACGCTACAACAGACAGTTTAACCTCTATTAGAGACAACGAATTGACTACTATTGCAGCTGATGTGGTCAACTTGGACGGCGATGCTATGAGAGGAACTGATAGTGCCAATACTACTGTTCCAGATGCCGCTGGCACTGCGGCAGGATTACATGCTACGACAGACGGTAAAGTAGATGCTGCTCAAGTTGTTCTTGATACGCTCGATGGAATGATTAACGAGGATAGTGCTGGTGATAACTTTACCACAGAGGCGTTGCAAAATGCTCCCAGTGGAACAGGTGGTGATGCAACAGAAGCAAAGCAAGACACTATCATTGCAGCGATTGGATCACCAGCTAACATTGATGCTGGTGGTGCAAGTCTTGCAGATAATTTGAAAAAGATTGTAGACGACAATGGTGGAGCTGATTTTGATGCCACTACGGACAGTCTAAATTCCATTAGAGATAATGAATTGACTACTATTGCAGCTGATGTAGTTAATATTGATGGGGACGCCATGCGAGGCACAGACTCAGCGAATACCACTGTGCCTGATGCTGCAGGTACTGCTGCTGGGTTACACTCTACAACTGATGGCAAAATAGATGTCACTCAAGTTGTTCTTGATATTCTTAATGGAATGATCACTGAAGATAGTGCTGGTGATTACTTTAATACCGCTGCACTTGCTAACGCCCCGAGTGGAACAGGTGGCGATGCAACAGAAGCAAAGCAAGACACTATCATTGCTAACATAGGAACTCCGGCCAATATAGATACTGGCGGTGCGACTCTTGCTGACAATCTAAAGAAGATTGTAGATGATAACGGTGGGGCAGACTTTGATGCTACAACAGACAGTCTTGCTGCAGGCGGTGCAGGATTGACTGCACAGCAGGTCGTCAATGCTTTAATGGCAGACACTGGATTCACTGCCGGTGGCACTATGACGTATGAAACATTGATGAAACTTTTGGCTGCATTCGTGGCTGGAAACTGGAGAGATAAATCAGGTTCGACCACGATTAAAGAATTACTTGATGCTGATGATGGTTCGGTAATTCTGGAAATGACTTTGAGTCAGACTACGCCTCAAAGACAAATAACGGTGTCCTAATGTCAAATGTAATAGTTGGTAATAATTTGATCGCAGCAATTACAGGTGGGGTGTATTACCTTACTTCTCTTGCTCGAACAGTTGAAGGAAGTGAGCAGTTGCTTACTTCACCTGCTGTTATTCTGCGTGCTTATATTACTGAGACTCTTGCTACGATGACTTTGCCTACAGCTAAAACAACATGGCCTTTATATGTAGGGCATTTTCCCGATGGAGGGAATGTCAAGACCAATGCAGGGTGCGTTTATGATACAAGTGGAGTGAATGATCTTCGTCAGATGAATGGTTTTGTTCCTCAGCACTTTGGTATTCAGCTTAGGATCAGGTCTCGTGATTATGAAGATGGTTGGGCAAAGATTGAGGACGTAGCTGAGGAGTTGGACACGGCAAATAATGAGTCTATCACAATAAATTCGATTGAGTATGAAATTCAAAATTTGAGCAGGTCAACTCCTATTCTTGCTCTTGGGGTTGAGCCTGGAACGAAAAGGCGGTATGTGTTTACCGTAAATTATGTGATGTCTGTAAGCAATATAACGAGTTGATTTGAAAGGAAAATACAATGGCTCGAATTAACGATGGTTTCTCAACCACGATTGAGTTCACCGGTGCTACGAGTGGCTTGACTGTATTTTGGGAAAAAGAAGTTGCTCCGCCTGGTTTAGCTGGTGGAGGTGCTAACGATACCACGACTATGAGAAATACGTCGTGGCGGACAATGGCACCGAAGAATCTGAAGACCTTGACGGATAGTGTGATTACGGTTGCGTATGATCCTGACATGGTTACGGAGATGAACTCCATCATCAATGTCAATATGTTGATTGTAATCACCTTCCCTGCTGCTGAGACGTTGGCGTTTTGGGGTTTTGTTGATACGGTGACTTTCGCTCCGATCGTAGAGGGTGAGCAGCCGACAGCTGACATCACGATTGTTCCGACGAATCAAGATGATTCTGATGTTGAAGTTGCTCCGGTAATCGGCAATACAGCTTAAGAATATCGCGTCTGCTGTATGATAATCTTGATAGACGTATATTTACCCATATTGACAGAGATCATACAGCAGACAGCGGATATGAACGAAATTCAGCTATATATGAAGGTACTTCAACAGTGAAATTGCTATTGGAAAGGGCAAAACAATGAATGAGCTGGAATTTACACTGAAACTGGATCAAATTCCAATTGTATTAGATGGGAAGAAGTATTCCCTGCAAGAGTTGACTGGGCAGCAGCGTGACGCTTATATGGATGATATGAATAAGCGGATGCGGTATGTTGACGGCAAGGCAGAAGGTTTCACTAAGTTTGAAGGATTGCAAGCAGGATTACTTTCAAAATGCTTGGTGGATCCAGAAGGTAAGAATGTTTCCGAATCTGAAATACAAGCCTTTCCTTCTCATGTAGTCCAAGCTCTGTTTGAGAAGGCTCAAGAATTGAGTGCCTTGGATGCTACTAATGCGGAAGAGGTAAAAAACGACTGAAGGGAGAGAAGTTGATATGGTTTATGATAGCTTCACATTTGCACTCTCCCGTTCAGGTGTTACAGCAGCAAATAAGTTCTACGGAATTTGTTATGTGGACGGAGTTCCTTGCTCAGGAATTCAACCATCCGGATCGTCACGATTATTATCTTGCTCAAGTTGCAGCTGAGGTTCGTCGTGGTAGTATGAATTGTAAGCATCCGAATAAGGTGCGTCTAAAGGATATGCTTTTGAAATTCGAGAACAAAGAAAAGAAGACTGAAACACTAAAGGAAGCTGATGCCCGAGCGAAGAAATTTTGGCTTTCCTTTATTGGACATAAACCGAAGGATTGATTATGGCTTTTGGTTCAAGTTTAGGCACATTGTGGGTTCGGTTAAAAGCTGACGCCTCTCAGTATAATAGAGTCATGGGAGGGGTTGCGTCTGGATTGAGAAGCACTTCCCGAACAGTTGGACGCATAGGCACCACCCTTACAAGACATACCAAACGACTTGCTCTTGCTACAGGAGCCATCGGTGTTGCTTCTTTGAAAACCTTTGCTGATTTTGAGAGCGGTTTCATAGGAGTGCAAAAGACTGTTGACGGTACGGCGAGGGAATTAGAAGGTTTGAAGACCGGCTTTGTGGCACTGTCTAAAGAGATACCAATTGCGGTGACTGAATTATTTAGAATTGGGGAAGCGGCAGGTCAATTAGGAATTAAAACCAAAAACATTCTTGAATTTTCAGAGACGATGGCTCAGCTTGGAGTTACTACAAATCTATCGGCTGAAGAAGCTGCCACTTCTCTTGCTCGATTTGCTAATATTACAAGCATGTCTCAAAAGAATTTTGACAGACTTGGAGCAACAATTGTTGCTCTTGGGAATAACTTTGCAACGACTGAAGCTGAAATTGTTGAAATGGGTTTGAGAATAGCTGGGGCAGGTAAATTGATAGGCTTGTCTGAAGCTCAGATACTTTCTTTTGCAACGGCGATGAGTTCTGTAGGTATTCGAGCAGAGGCAGGTGGTACAGCTATTAGTAGAATCATGCTTGAAATGAACTCTGCGGTTATTTCAGGAACTAAAGAGTTGAAAATATTTGCTCAGGTAGCGGGGAGAACTGCTCAAGATTTTGCAGAACTCTTTAGGCGAGATGCTGCTGAAGCTCTTG